AATCAAGAATACCAACAAAATCTCCTACCTGAGGACTTGCAGGTAAAGTAACTGTTATGTCTGCGGAAGTAGTATCAATAAAGTATCCTTGACCGGATACAGCTGTAAAGTTTGTTGTTTGAGGAGAAGTTTGCCAGCTTATTGCTGTATCATATTTAATATTCTTGTATTCACTCATTGTGATTACTTATTCTTTAGTAGCCACCCGTAAGTTGAGCCACTGTAAACTAATGTTAATCCTGCTCTTTCTGTGGATACAGTAAGATCAGCAGCAGTGCCTTGTATATTTTCGCTATTCCTCCCAATAGTTAAATTGTTTGTGTCAAAAGTCCCTGCAAAATCAACAACCGCAACTTCATCACCTAAACTAGGTGTAGCAGGTAGAGTCATTGTAAATGCACCTGATGTTGTGTTAACAAAATAACCTTCACCAGCAACAGCTGTAAATGTTGTAGTCTTGACGGCTTGCCAATCAGTACCACCAGAAACTTCTGCAAAAGATAAATTACCGGAACCATCTGTTTTTAAGAAAGTGTCTGTAGCACCGACAGTATTAGGTAATGTTAAAGTAACATTAGCAGAAACTGTTGCAGGTGATTGTAGTGCTACGTAGTTAGAACTATCAGAATCAGCTAATCGTAAATCACCTTGCGCTCCGATTTGTACGTTTGTTCCGTCCCATGTAAAGTTTGCCGAGCCACCAAAAGCATCGGAATCATTAAATTGAATTTGTGTATTAGAACCACCAGGTGGTGTATCGCTGACCGCTGTTGTCACTTCATCACTACCATCAACATAGACGTAGGATTTTTTTCCGGTTGCAATATCAACAGTTGCTGCTCCAGCACCTGCTGTAAATCTTAATGTAGAATCTGTTCCGTTATTAATTAAATATTCTTTTTCAACATTCGGTAAAGTAACTGTTGTTAGTGTTCCAGGAGTACCACTGAAAACTAAAATCTTACTTCGACCGGCTTCTTCGGTATATGTTGTTGAACCTGAGTTTGTTGAGAAAGCTAGTGTTGTAGCACCTGTAATTGTAATATTAGAAATACCAGTAATGGCATTATCTGCTCTTTGTAAATTGACATTGGTTATATCACCCCACGTATTAGCGTTTTCTCCGGTCGCTTGGAGTGTTAAACCTAAATTAGAAAAAGTACTCGGCATTTATTTTCCCCTTATGCTACTAGTGGTCTCCATACCTGATTATCATTGGTTACAATTGGATTCCAGTTCGTAATAATAGGACTCTTAGTGCTCAAAGTCAAGTTATTACCTGTAGGTGTAATAACACTTTTTGCGATGACTGTGACACTTCCTGTCCCTACTGTTAATTGATTTCCGGTCACTGCATAGGCTGATTCTATGGTGACTCCCCCTACAATACTAGTTAAGGCATTACCTGTAACAGGTATAATATTGTTCGTAATAAGGCCAGCATCTCCCACTTCAGCGGTTAAATTAGAACCTGTGACTTGAACTCCGTGACCTTCAGCGATAGAAACATTTCCCGCTACAGCTTGAATATTATTTCCAGTGACTTCTACGACAGCACTAATACTAAATGATACAGTGCCTGTATCGGTACTTATTTCATTCCCTGTTACTGGTACAAGTAATCCTGTGAAAACTTGCACATTTCCAATATTAACTGGTAAGTCATTTCCGGTAACATCTAAGTTATTATTGGTTATAAAGCCTAGAGTTCCACTTTGAACTGTGGCTTCGACACCAGAAACTTGGTCAGTAACATTACCATCAGCAATAATGGTAATACCACCAATACCAATAGATGCTACATTCCCTGTTACTTCAGCAACAGATCCAGAAAGAACAGTAACATCAGATGTAGCTACGGATAACTGATTTCCTGTAACCGGTACAGGTGCATCAGCACGTACTACAGCTAATCCATTACTGAGAACTAGGTTGTTTCCTGTAACTAAAACAGTTACATCAACACCGATACCACCCCAGGTGGCATCACCCCAATTTAACTCACCCCAATTCGAAACAGCCATGACTGATTTTAATGGCTAAACGAAACTATGATATTCTTATGATAGCGTTTGATGCGTCTGCTGTTGGGAACTGAATTGTAAAATCACCATTAGTTGAAGTTTTGTCTCCACCAAAATCTAATACAACAACAGCCTTTTGAGATTGTGTTGTGTTATAAATTAGTGCAGCAGAAGCAGTTATTGTTGCAGAGCTAAATGTCAAATCACTAAAATCAACTAAAGCGACATTAGTGTCGACAGTAATAGAAGTGTTTGTTAAAGCAGCTCCTCCAGCAGTATAACCTGTTCCTGAAGCTTCGTTGGTGACGATATAATTAGTTGTTCCTGTGGCAGAAAATCCTGCTACTGTAGTATATAACGCTAACTGAAAAGTGTCTCCACCTGTTGTGTTAAAGTTATGAGTACCGAGTAACAATTCCTTTTTAAAACTATCTGGTACGATGTTCGCCATTATTATACCTCCCTAAAGTTATTATTGTGGCCTCTCCGATTTCAAAGGAAATCTTATGACGCCGTCTACGTATTCGTCTCTTCTGCGTCTTCCTGTTTGTTCAACCCCAAACGATTCGCGAGCTGCTTGATACTTTTGCTCGTAGTATTGAATCAGGTCCGCTGGACCTTTTAAGTATCCATATGTTTCTACCAAAGATCCATACAAAAGTAAATCACTAGCATTGTTAGAAATGTAGTTTGTTGCTGAATCAGAGGAGGTTATTGTATCTGGTTGCTTGTAATAAGCAATCGTAATCGCATAGTTGTCGTCCGGTGTCGGAGCCACAACCCATGTGTCTTCGTCCCAATTGGCATAAAACTTAGGTGTGCCGTATGTAGAACCTGGTGTTGGATCATATTCAGCCATGTAGCTAGTATCTTTTTGTTCTAAAAAAGTTTGATTACCACTACTATCTGTTATCTGAATATATCGAATAACTCTTAAACCGGTAGGAACAGAAATATATCGATTACCTGTTGTCATATTAGATGTTGCATATTGTCTATAATCATCAATATTGATTTCTCTAAAAATCTTATTTTCAATTTGCTGTACAATAGTATCCAAAATACTATCTGATAAAACACTACTATCTACTTCAGTATAGTTTCTGATTGCTGTTTTTAATTGTCCATAATTCATGGTGTTAATGTAACAGGTCCGACGGACATGCTACCTCCTCCTATTCTACCATTAGCATTAGCTGTATCGCTATTGACGTTAAAAGTATAATTATTATCATCTGTTTTTGTTATAGAATAACCAGAAGCATAATTAATATTAGAACTTAAAATTCCTAAATCTCCCGCGCTATTAATAAATTTAACTGTATCGCCGGAACTACGACCATGAGCTTCTTCAAAAACAGAAATAGTAGAAGAACCTATTGTCACGGTCAAAGGATTCAATGTTAAAATTCTATCGACAGCCGGTTCGGTTCTCGCGGGCCGTGCATTTTGTAATGCTTGAGGATCAGCACGATGTGCTTTTCTCTCTAACTGAGGGTGTTTCTTTTCGTATTCAGATATATGAACCCATGAGCCATTCCATTCTTTAATCATTTCTTTATAAGGAAAGGCTTGTCCACTTCGATCAGAGATGGCTTGTGCGTATTTTCCTTTTGCAAATGTACTCATTTAGGTTCCTGGGTAATATGTTTTTGGTGAAATATAGAGCGAGGTTCGTTGACCGTTTTCATTTAATGCTCTAGTTAATTCATCATCATAAATCATTTTTAATTGTTGTGTTAATTGTTGATTTAGTTTTAGACTTAAATAATAAGCTAAACCTGAAACCATACAGGGTAAAAACGTATAATAAATATCAGAAGTATTAGGATACGCTCCTGCATCTTGAATTCTTTTAATATAATAATAATGCAATTGATAACTAGAACCAGAATGTGCAGAGTCTGGTGTTTGATATAAATTGATAATAGGTGTTGTTTGTCTATCTACATAATATTGAGAAGGAACACCTTGTGATAATTTGTTAGGTATTGCCGCATATGCGGAACGATCTATTTTAGTTAAAGACTGATCAATCGGAGCTGCGGGTGTAGAATTATTTCGATAATATGCTTCTAAAACATCACTACAATCAGAAGGGGTTGTATAATTTGCTTGTCCTTGAACAAGAGTGTCGGTTTGTAAACCAACTTTCCAAAGATGAACTCCTCGGTTACCCCATTCCGCAAATAATAAATTGAGAGACCTACGAGCACTTCTTAAATCATAACCGGAACGTGTGCCGGATACTTGATTTCGCTCGAAGGCCTCTTCAATTATTTCATCGATTTCTAAATCGAAAGATGTTGTTCCTGATGTTGCCATTACTTATCTATAAATAGTGTAACTTCTACACTACCTGTGATAGCTGTTGAACCGATTCCACCTGCATATAAAACACCGTCTTCAGGAAGATTTAATGTTTCTGTCTGACCTGCTCCAACTTGTACTTTAATATAAACACCAGTTGCTGTAGAAGCAGCAGTTGTTGTTCCTGTTGCATCTAAAGTATTTATAATAGCACTTCCGGAAGAACCGGTAGACTGAACCATAAAACCACGAAGACGAGTTCTGCCTGCGAAACCAACACCATTTGCTGTTAGTACTACTGGTTTAACGTCTGATTTATAGGACATGATTTACCTCCTATTATTCAGATGGTTTTCCGTTGTCGCTTACTGTGTAATAAATAACAACTGTAGACTCAGCAGAAGTTACAGAAGTTCCAATACCAGCTCCATAAACAGTTGAGTTTGCGGTTAGTGGTGTTGAAAAAGCAGCTCCATCAACATCATCAACAATAGCGGAATTAAATCCATTAGCACTCATTGCAGAAACAATAGATGTACTATTTGCTCCTGTTGTTGAAGTACCAATGTTGAAAGTCTTATCAGCAGCGCCTGTACTTACGTGATGAACGTCAGTAATTCTAGCACCTGATGGTAATACGATATTGTTTGTTCCGTCTTTGTCTGTTAATGCTGACATTGTTGAAGTAGTATTATCAATAATACACTCAGCAGCTAACACAACTGTTCCAGGGAAAGTTGCTTTTTTATCTTGTCCCCCATGTGAACGAACCACACCTTGAAATGTAGTTTTTGCCATGATTATACCTCCTAGGTTAAAATGTTGACATAGTTTCTAGGCCATCGACTATACGCGTCTATATCAACTATTTTTGTATAGTGATTAAAATACTATAGAAGTTTTTGTTTTAGTGCAAGTAATCTATTTATCTAGGGATGAATAGAGGACTGTCATAATTATTCAATTGTCTCCATCTCAGTTTAGCAATAACTCTTTTAATTCTTGCTTCAATAGATTTCATTTCAAGAGTTTCTTCGCCTGCTGATAAGTATTGAGAGTTCCACTGAGATTCTAGTTTGATTTTCTCAGCAATTAGAGACTTTGATAAAACGGCCATTGTATACCTCCTCCGATATATCTTTAAACCGTCTTAATTTTATATTCTTTTTTCCCATAAAGTCAAGAGAATATCCCATAAAAAAAGGGGCCCGAAGACCCCTTTTAAAAGTATTTTTTTAGTAGGTATTAGACACCAGGTGAACCAAAGATACCTCTGAAATCAGAGAAACCGAAAGAATATCTCTCTCTAGCTTTATATCTCATGTTACCTGTATCGAAGTCACCTTCCATTGCAGTTTTGATAGGTGATCTTTCAAAGTGCTTCATACCGTTTGGTACGTCTGTCTTAATGAAGAACGCATCATCATCTGTTAAGTAGTTGTTTACTACATAACCTTGTGGGATCATACCCATGTTTCTGATTGCGTTTACATCGTTGTCAGCTGTACCTACTCGATTTGCTGAGTTCATTAATCTGTCAGCAGTGAATTGTAGTGCTGAAGGAATGATTAATTTCACACCTTGAGCAGCTATCTTTAGACCTCTTTCATCTGTGAAAGCAGCAATATCAATTAAAGCTTGCTCTAAAGATGTTTCGTTAAGGTCCGCAGCATTTGATAATTCATTGCTTACAGTACCACTAATAGTTGGGTGGTCAGTTGCACAAAGCTCCTTACCATCACCACCTAAAAAGTTAGTGTTGAACGCATTGTTAAGTACATTAGCAGCTTTTACTTGCTTTGTATTAGCCATAGAACGTGCCAAAGCTTTGGTGTATCTAGAAGCTAATCTGTCATACAAGTTATCTTCAATAGCTTCCTCAGTAATTGAGAACGCTAAAGCGATAGTATCATGTGTATAACGAGCTGTATAAGTTTCTTGTGCTTGATCATATTCAATACCAGCACCTTCTGCTTTTACTGCTGCATTACCAAAACCTGATAACATTACTTCTTCTTCGAATGCACGATCAGAAGTTTCTGTATCAAAAATTTCGGCATGTTGGTTTTCGTACCTTTTGTACTCCAGGCCAAATAGTGCATTTAAACCTGGCTCTAGCTCTTTAGCTAGTTGTGATCTTGATATAGCCATAATTTAAACCTCCTATACCATTAGACTCTTGTCGATCTTAACGATGAAGTTTTCGTTTGTAGCGGCTACTTCATTATCGGGATCGCTGTCGAGTCCTACGATTAATACCTGACCTGTTGTTGATAAGGCAAGATTTAGGTATGTACCGGAGATACCATTTGTTGAATCTCCAGCGGCCCATGTAATATCAAAAGCAGTACCAACAGATGTAATACCTGTAGCAGTACCGGTTGATTTTACCTTATACAATTGATTTGGATCAGTAATAACATATGCCTTAATTTTACCTTGGGTAACAGTTGTACCGCCAGTAAACTTTGGGCTCCATGTTGGTTTTCCAGATGTGGGATCTACTTCTACTTCGCATCCATTGAATACGCCGAGAATATCAGTTGTTGCAGATGATTGTACTGGTACAACATATCCGCCTGATAGAGCTACTAAGTCACCCTGATTAATAGAAGTTGCCATAGCACTTGCTATTTCGAATTCAGATTGACCGCCAGCTGCATATGCCCCACTAACTTTGCCTAACGGTTTTAAACCGAAAGCTTTAGTTGAGTTTGCCATATTTTATACCTCCTAAGTATATAGCTGGTAGCTGAAGAAATAACTAAAAGATTAGTTTTTCTTTGAGCCACCAAAAGTTACACGACTCTGCCTATCTTGATTAATAGGCATGCTTGGGTGCTGTTCCTTCAAGAGATCGTTATTTACAGCGTCTTCACGGTCTTTCGTTCTACGGTTGTAGTACGCTTCTCGTTGCTGTGCGAGCTCTTCCGGTATCCTTGCCAGCACAAGGCCACCAACTCCTATCACTCCTGCGTACTTGCCCTCTTTAAGGACTGGATAATTTTCTTCAGGGTATTGGTCTGCTCTTACAAATTCCCAACCGGATCTTAATTTACCCGATGCGTTCTTTGTATCGTCAAAACCCATACTCTCGACTCTTATCCAACGCTGACGGTATCCGTCTGGCGCAGGGGGTGCGTCTAGTGATGATGGGGGAGTCCAAACTTTAGGTCTAGTATCTTTAGCCCTAGTTTCACTCGCGCGAGAAGTCTTATCTATTTTTTTATCTTCCATATGCTTTTACGCCTCCTTCGCGATTAATTGTTTCGCATATTCTTCAAGTGGCACACCTAATCGCTTAGCTATTGCTACCTGTGAGGGTGTGAGCTTCACAGTTTTGCGGCGTCCTGTTGTAGCTGGACGTTTGGCTGATGCTACAGTCTGAGAAGGTTTCTCCTGTGTAGTATTTTCTGTTGTAGCAAATTTATTGGGAAATTCAAGTCTTATTCTCTTGTCTACTTCCTCATAATACTCATCACTACTAGGATCATAGCCTTCTTCCTCAGTAAGCTGTTTATGAATGCTAAAAGCTGTATAAGTCATAGCTTCATTTTTACCAAACCAAGGGTTTTTTTCAGCCCAAGATTCTGCTCGAGGATCCATTTGTTGTGCCGCCTGTCTAATACTTTGAGCATTAGCGTATGCTTCTTGCTGCTGTGGCTGTGGCACTTCGGCAGGTTGTTCCTTAGTTTGTTGTGCTTTCACTTGATTAAGTCTAGCAGCATCCATTGTTAATCGTGCTATGTCAGATTGAGCGGCTATTTGACCATCTACATCCTGATTATCGATAGCATTTTTTAACTTAATTTTTGCTGCTTCTAGATTAGATTGAACTCTATTCTCAAATTCTGAAACATAATTAGTATCTAAATCTTTATATCTAGTTTCTAAATGTTTCTGTTTTTGAGCAACAGTTTGTGCATAAGCAATCGCTTCTTCTTTTTGACGCTCTGCTTCACGCATTTTTCTGGTTAGTTTAGCAATACGTTTTTTAACACTTTCGCTATACTCACCAAGTTCATCTTCTTTTTTCTCTTCTTTTGTTTCTTCCTTTTGTTCTTCCCCTGAAGCCGTTTGTTCTTCTTGAACAACGTCTAATTCTTCTTTCTCTTCAACAACCTTCGGTGAATCTAAATCGATTTCTGCACCTTCGGTTTCACCAACATCAATCATTGGCTCTTCTCTTTTCAGTTCTTCAGGCATAGTTTTCTCCTATGTTTATATATGGTGAAGTATATCCTCGGGGTTATTAATTGTTCCAAGGACTTCATCATCATTTAGTAAGCGCACCTCACCACCTTCAATCGGTAATCGTGAGCCTGCGTATCGAGCGAAAATAACCCAATCGCCTTCTTTACACCAGGGACCTGATGCAAACTTTTCTTCATCTTTATAACAAAGGGGTCCCATTTTAATAACGTAACCACAGTTTGTTGCGATGCGTAATTTGTCTAAAGATTCTTGTGCAATAATAATACCACCTTTAGTTTTGTCTTTTGGTGCAAAAGGTAAAACTAATAATCTCCAACCAGAAGGGGTTGGTAATTTAGATATTTGGCTGTCGGTAATTGTTTCAGCCCTTACTTGTTTAGATTCTTCTTCTTTTTTTTCGTATCTTTCTTTTTCGTATTTCTCTTGTAGTGCGTATTTACTCATTATTGTGCTCCTTTGTTTCTAGCAGGTTAGAGAGTTCCTGTTGTACTTGTTCAAAAGCTTGAACTTTGCCCACAAGATACTTGTATTTGTCCATAGTGTCAATACCTGACATAATGGTATCCTGGTGGTCTTGAATGACTTCTTTTAAATATTTTTGAAGTCGATAGACGACATTTAATTCTTCCATAATTTTTCCTTTCGTGTATTTTTATATCATGAATGATCCGAAAACAGAAGCTGAAGATTTAACAGTGATTGTTGAGTTTGATTTTGAAATACCTACTATTCACTAAGTAGGCGGTCTAATTTCTTATTAATTTCCGTGATTTGATTTTTGATAACTGCAATGTCTTGCATCATTACTTCAACATTATCGGTCTTTTTCTCTAAAGCTTGAATCTTTTCACCCCACATACCCCAAGACACTAAAAAACCACCTATTATAATTATATAAGGGGCCGCTAGTTTAAGGTCTATTTTCATTTGGTTGCGCTCATGTTGTTTAAAGGATTATTCAATGCCTTATTTATACTCAAGTTTAACTCATTTTCAATAATTTTCAACTCATCAAATATTTCTCGAGTATCTTCTTTTTGTCTATCTTCTACGTCATTAACTATTTCTGTAATATGACGAATATCGTTAGCCATGGACCTTAAATCTGTTTTCATATCATTCTTTAAGTCTTTTGCTACATCAGATACTAGTGTTATTTCGTCAAGAATAGAGTCTATTTCGGACTTTAAAACGGCTAGTTTTTCATCATAAGATGATAAATCCGGAGCTGTATACTCTTGGATTTTTGCCTTCATATCAAGATAGTCTTGGTAAAAGGTAAAGCCTGTCCAAGCAGCACCACCCAAGGTACCAAGCAAAGACAGTATAATGAGAATTTTACCACCTTTGATTTTAATTCCACTATATTCAATTTCTGCCATATTGTTGGTTTACCATTTCCTCCATTAATTGATCTTGAGCGGTACTAAAAAGTACACCATAAGGATCTTCGATATTTTGTATTAAATATTCATCTACATTATTGTCAATAATAAATTTAGTCGTATAGGCCTCAAAAGCTTTAATGTCTGTTAACTGCGCCATAACAGCTAATTTTACATTTGATAGAGCTACTTGATCACCGGTACTAGCAACTCTTTCCATAATCTTTTGTGCTACTTGTTCTTTGGTGCTTTTCGTATTTTCATTTTTTTGTTCTTCTTCTGATTCTGTTTCGGATTCTGAGCTACTTTCACTTTCCGGCTCACTTTCCATTTCCATATCTAATTCAACAATTTCTACTTCCATTTCCATATCACCTTCCATGGTAGTTATTTCCATTTGCATTTCACCAGAATCTGTTTCGGATATTTCAAAATCTAAAGTCATAACTTCTCCTAAATCATCTGCTATCTCAATAGAAAAATCAGCCATAACATCTGTTTCTATAGGTGCTACATTAACAGGGTCAAAAACAGGAGGAATATAAACAGAATCAACTTCATAGGTTTCAGAGGTAATAACTGATTGTATTTGTTCTGTAACAATATTTTCTACTAGATTAATAACTTCTTGTACTTGAGAATAGACGGCCCACATTCTCATATCATCAACAACAGGTCCGTAATAACCTGCCCAATAACCATTATCAATTCCATAAAAGCTAGTAATCGCTTGTGTGCCTGTTCCTAGAGTATTAGAAGGAACTGCTAAAGATGCTTGATAAGTTTGCCAAGAATGACCTACAGACCAAGTTGTTGTTTTCATATAGTCTTCCCCTGTTTGAGGGTCAATGACTTTTAAAGTGATCGAGAATGTATCTAAATTACCACTAGAACAATGCCCTCCTATTTGATTTGTACAGGCATACACATCTGCTTGACCATATAAATCAAAACCTTCATTAATTTCTGTAACATCTAAATACTCAGTTAAGTCTTCTGTATAAGTGATAGAACCCCCTCGATAATCTGTGTGAAAATGATTGGTATGGTCTAAAACAATACCAGAAGTCGTTTTACTGGAATTAGTAATAAGATTAGAAGTTGTTTCTGTACTAACTATTTCATAGCTAGTTTGTTCAATGTATTCAGTTGTTTCAACTTCTTCAATAACAGTTTCTGTATGGGTGTAGGTGTAGGTAGTTTCTTCGAAGTCTCCTACCAGCTCCACAGTACTATCTGAAAGGATAGATTCCACGGTAACTGAGATAACAGTACCACCACTGGGGCCAGTATCTCCAATTCCATATTGCTGTTCGTAGGCTTTAGAAGAGAAGGATACCAGTAGTGATAGCCAACAATAAGCCACCGCCAATGAGATATTTTTTATTATCATTTGGTTCCTTATATCCGGGTTTATCTTGAGGGTGAGAATCCCATCCTGCTTGTGCTACCTCTCCTATGGTACCAAAATAAGGACAAGGTGTTCCGGCCATTTCCATGGCATTAAAAACTCTTTCATCTTGACATAAAACAGATACGGCGGCTACTTTCATACCCATACCATATAAAGCTCGTGATAATTTTAATCTTTCGCAGTTTTCGTCGGTGATAGTAGTCGACCCAGCAATCCCCAGAATTTGAGTTTGCACAGCAGCAGACGTTCCTGCCACGCAGACATCTTGGTTATTGACAACAACGGAAGGAGCGCTTGCTGTTCCTGGAGTCTTATCCACTGTCGTAGTTCCCGTAACGGTAGACGAAACAGTGTTAGTTTCAGCATATAAATTAATGG